GCGTAGCTGCTACTACTGCAACTACACAGGAGTTCTTATTCTCAGGTTATGTCGATCAGTATAAGTATTACTATCCAACAGGGCAGGAGATTGGCTACGTTGATATTGTTTGCTCGGATGCCTTTAGACTCTTTCAGATGGCTAACGTGGCTACCATTACAGACACAGGTGCTGGTCAGACTACCGGCACTCGCATCGGCAAGATCCTAGATCAAGTCTCATTCCCTACATCGATGCGTATTACCGACACAGGCAGCACGACAGTCCAAGCAGATCCGGCAACGGCTCGCACATCCCTTGCAGCTCTTAAAGCTGCTGAGTTCGCAGAACAGGGTGCATTCTTTATTCGCACAGATGGCACAGCTGAGTTTAAGGATCGCACCGATGTAGTCGGATCTCTAGCGGCCACACCTATTGAGTTCAATCAAACAACAGGCATTCCCTACTCAGACCTCAAGTACGCCTTCGATGATAAGCTCATTGTTAATCAAGCAAGCATGACACGCATAGGCGGCACAGCACAGACTGCAACCAATACAGACTCATCGGCTAAGTATTTTCCACATGGCACGACAGTCACCGACATGATCCCTGAGACAGATGCTCAAGTCTTAGACATTGCTCAAATCTATGTAGCGACTAGAGCAGAGACAACCATTCGGATCGATGCTATGACTGTCGATCTACTTGACACAGATGTACCGACTGACACGATGATCGGTCTAGATTACTTTGACAATGTCAAGATAACTAACGTCCAGCCAGACGGCTCGACAATCGTCAAGACCTTGCAGGTGCAGGGTCTAGCGTGGGATATAACTCCTAACAGCATGAAATGCACAGTCACAACACTTGAGCCCATAGTTGAGGGATTCATCATAGGCTCTACTACATCAGGTATAATGGGCACGTCCATTATGGGATACTAGGAGACAATCATGGCAGTAGGCTTTCCAGCGGTAACAGGCGACATCTTTACGGCGGCAGATTATAACGGGCTAGTAGCCTTTACTATCAGCACAGCTAAGACAGTCGACTACACGGCAGTCTCAGCAGACCAGTATCAGGCCTTGCATCAGATGAACAAGGCTACTGCTGTCGCCTTCAAGATTCCTACTAACGCCTCAGTAGCATTCCCAGTAGGCACAGTTCTTACAGTCCTTAACATCGGCGCAGGTACATGCACGATCTCAGCTGTAACACCTGCCACTACTACAGTCTTATCTGCTGGAGCAACAGCAGCATCTCCTACCCTTGCACAATATAAGTCTGCCGCATGTATTAAGACTGCTACGGATGCGTGGTATGTCGTAGGGGCTATTGGATAATGCTTAACAATGTTGTTAGTATTTTTGCGCCTTTAGTTCCACCAAAACCAGTAGTAACGGGCGGCACCTTAACTTCTGACGCTACATTTTTTTATCGCACCTTTACCTCTAATGACTCGCTAAACGTTACGACTGCAACTTTATCCGCGGATGTCTTAATGGTTTCTGGCGGTGGCGGTGGTGGCAAAAACCAAGGTGGCGGTGGTGGTGCTGGTGGCGTTCTTACCTACACAAGTCAAAGTTTACTTGGTTCTTATACTGTCACGATTGGCGGTGGTGGTGCTGGTGGTACATCATCATCAGGATCTAACGGCATAGCAACATCTTTTACTGGATTAACATCTCCTAATATCGGGGGCGGTGGAGGTGGCCAAGGTGGAAGCGCACCTACTGGCACTTTTGGTAGTGGCGGTGGCGGCGGTGGTACGTCAGGATCAGGCACAAACACAGGAGCGAGTGGTACATCAGGACAAGGAAGCGCTGGTGGTAGTTCTACAGGCAACGGAACTGAAAATAATGCAGTCGGTGGTGGCGGTGGTGGTCAGTCTGGAGTCGGTACGGCAGGCGGCGCATCATCTGGTAATGGTGGAAGCGGCACGACTATTTATTTAACAGCAGTCGCAGGCGGTGGCGGTGGCGGAGCACATAGTGTCGCTGCTAGAGCCGGTGCCAGCGGTGGCTCTGGAGCAGGTGCTGGATCATTTACCGCAGTTGGAGCGAGTGCTACTGCAAACACAGGTTCAGGTGGCGGCGGTGGTGCAAACAATGCTGGTACTGCACAAAATGGCGGCGCAGGTGGTTCAGGCATCGTTGTAGTTCGTTATCTAAAGTCGGCGGTTTAATATGAGTCATTGGGCAGAATTAGACGAAAGTAATAAAGTCATTCGTGTTCTAGTTGGAGATAATAACGATCCAGCGGGCGATGAGGGCTTTCAATGGCTAATTGATAATCTCGGCGGCACATGGGTGCAGACAAGCTACAATCACAAGATCCGCTTTAACTATGCAGGAATTGGATATACCTACGATCCGATTGATGATGCATTCATAGCACCTGTCTCATGCGATCATCCAGAATTGACATTGAACGATCTCAAGCGATGGGAGTGTGCAACCTGTGAAGCCGAGGCTAAGCAAGTCAGCGATCCAGCTTAGGGAGCAGATAGACGATGCGTTCCCAGATAGAGATAGAACTTCGGACGGCTGGATCGGTGACACGAGACACGCTGCTCGCAAGTCTGATCATAATCCAGATGCACAAGGATGGGTACGCGCCATCGATGTTGACCGCGACCTTAACGGCAAAAGCAGGAAGCCCGATGTCATGCCTGACTTGGTCGATCAGATTCGACTCGCTGCAAAGTCTGGCGATAAGAGAATCAGTTACATCATCTTCGACGGTAAGATCGCATCATCTAAAAAAGCTTGGGCTTGGCGTCCTTATGATGGGATCAATAAGCATAATCATCACGCGCACGTCAGCTTTACTATCAAGGGCGACGAAGACTCTCAATTTTTTACTATACCGATGATAGGTGGACAATAAATGAACATGAAGCATCCGGCAATAATCGCAGTAGGCGCATTCTTATGCGTATGGGGCACTACATCTAACTTCTCCCTAGACTATCGCGCCATCCTTGGCTCAGTAGTAGCTGGAGTATTCGGATACGCGACACCTAAAAAATGAGCACATCGGATTTAATGACACTTTACTTTGCCAGCCTAGCAATAATCGGTGGGCTTGCAGGTTATGTCATTACTCATCTTCTTGGCGAAATTAAGAGACTGAACTCGCGTGTCGATGAGATCTACAACATACTTCTAGAGCGATAATTTTTGACATGGCACGAAAGAAAGTCATTGACCTCGATACGTATAGCGCACTTGATGCCTATGCGATCTCTATGCATGAGTTCTACAGAGCTCTACGACGTGCAGGCTTTGCAGTTGATCTTTGCTTAGGGATTATCACAGAACGATCTGCCTATCCTGACTGGCTCCTGCCTGCGCTCCCTGACCGAGTGGATCGCTTACCCTATGAGGACGACGACGAGGATTAAATGAAGCGCATTGTCATAGTGAGCGACCTACAGGTTCCCTTCCACGATAGACACGCAGTCAAGAATCTAGCCAGTTTCATCAGCAAGTTTAAGCCACACGAGGTCGTAACGATTGGCGACGAAATCGATTTTAACACGATTAGCAAGTTCAGCGAAGGGACGCCAGAAGCCTATGAGCAGACTCTGGGAGAGGATCGCGATGAAGCTGTTCAGGTTCTTTACGATCTCCAAGTAACACAGATGATTCGATCCAATCACACGGATCGCCTTTACAATCAAATCATGCGAAAGATTCCGTCATTCTTGTCATTGCCGGAACTTAGGTTCGAGAAGTTTATGCAGCTCGATGAGCTAGGCATCACCTTTCATAAGAAGCCTTACAACATCGCTCCTAACTGGATTGCAGTCCATGGGGATCACACCCCTATTAAGTCACAAGGGGGTCTCTCAGCCCTTGAGGCAGCCCGTAGGCATGGTAAGAGCGTCATCTCTGGACACACACACAGGGCGGGCAGATCGTCCTTCTCAGAGGCCTCTGGAGGCCGTATAGGGCGTGTTTTGCATGGCGTTGAGGTAGGCAACCTCATGGACTTCTCTAAAGCCTCATATACAAAGGGATCGGCTAACTGGCAACAGGCTTTCGCCATCATGTACGTCGAGGGCAAGAACGTCCAGGTTGATTTGATCTACATCGAGAAAGACGGGACGTTCGTCGTCTCAGGCAAGCGGTATGGACGACCTAGATAACGAGCTTGATCGGGACATCGATGACCACATTGATGACCTAGAATCGTTACCATTTCGTTACCTTAAAATCTAGAAATTCCCCCTTAGGGCATGAGACAGTAGAGCCACGGATGAAGGGCATCCACAGAAAAGGGCTCAAAATGAATGACAGAAAACTAAAGACAGTTCAGCTTATACTTGACGAAAATGAAATATGCGTTCTTGATACTCTGATAAACACCATCCGCCACGATTATCCAAGTGAGTGGGCTAGCCGTTCAGATTATGAGCAGATTCGCCAATACATTAAAACCAAAGTCATGGAGGTCATTTAATGTTCGATCCATCATTAGGCGACTTGGTTGCCATGATTGTCTTATCCTCACTATATTTTCATCTAGGCCGTACAGTCGGCATTCGCGTTGGTTATCTGCAAGGCCGCAAAGCCGTTCGTGATTACTACGCATCAAAGGAAAGGGTGCGAGTGTGAAAGCAAGTGAAGTCCTATTATCAGCTACTGACATCATTGGAGACCGAGGACGAATATATGGTCATCCTCGTATCAATCAGACTCGAATCGCACTACGACTCCAGCAGATGCTTGAGACACCAATCTCAGACCATCAAGCGTGTCTGGCGATGGTCGAAGTCAAGCTTGCACGTCTCCAAGAAACCGCTGACCACGTTGACTCCTATATCGACGCGTGTGCTTACCTTGCACTAGCTTGCGAACTTATAACAGAAAAGGATGAGCAATATGTTTAACCTTGAAGATTACGAGACAGTAGAAGAAAGACTTATTAAGTTTTGGAAGGATCACCCAGATGGACAGATTCATACAAAGTTACTTGATCAATCCGCTGGCCGTTTTATTGTTGAGGCTGCTATATATCGCACAGAGGCTGACATTCGGCCTTGGACTACAGGACTTGCAGAAGAAACCATCCAAGGGCGCGGCGTTAATGCGACGTCAGCGCTGGAGAATTGTGAGACTAGTGCTATCGGTCGAGCGCTTGCTAACGCAGGATATGCAACAAAGGGAAAGCGAGCGTCACGAGAAGAAATGGTCAAAGTTAATAAAGCGAATGAAGTGAAGTCAACGATCGATCAGACAAAGGCCAAGATGTTAGACACGTCCGGCACTTACATCCCAGTAGTAAAAGAAGAGGATCCATGGACTATCAAGCCAGCGACTATGCCGCCCACAATGGAGGAAGCTGTATCGATGGTGAAAGGGATAATTGGCGGCCAGACAGAGAAGGATATCCCTCACTGCAAGCATGGTGAGATGATGTGGAAGACAGGCACGACAAAGGCTGGCAAGCCATGGGGGCATATGAAGTGCAAGGCAGTTGTGACAGGTGAGATCGGTGGTCGATGCGAGTCTCCTAACGATGTGATCTGGTATGAGATTGCTCAAGATGGATCATGGCAACGCCAGAAGGTGAGAGCATAATGGGACGCTTACAGTTCATGAACCAAGATGGAGAATGGGAGCAATTCCCTACAGAGGATGAAATACATCGATCTAAGGAAGTCATAGCAATCCTTGAGGAGTTTACCTTTACAACTAGATGCTGTTTATGTAATGACTCAATTCCTTACAAAGACATAAAGGTGAACCTAGTCAATAAGAGCTGGTCATGCGCTAAGTGTCACGCTGTCAATGGCCTCACAAAGCCGTAAATATCGAGGATTCTCGACCGAGCGTGTGGTCGCACGTTACCTTTCGGAGTGGTGGCCACATGCAGACATCGGTAGAGGGGCTGGAAAAGATATAACACATGTCCCGTTCGACATGGAAGTTAAAGCTAGATCGGCGTTCCAGCCAAAGGCGTGGATCGATCAGGTCACAAAGAGGGCAAGTAAAGCTGGTGACTTGCCTATCATAGTTAGTCGATTGAATGGTCAAGGGGAGAAGGCTCCTAGTGAGTACCTAGCATTCATGAGATTAGGTGATCTGGTCGATCTATTGCTTAAGGCAGGTTACGGGGATTATAAGGGCGATATTGGTACACTTGAACCTATGAGATGCAAGATGTGCGGCGCATGGGCGTTCACCGAAACATGCAGAACATGTCAGGTGGATCCAGATGCCAACCTATGAGTTCGAGTGCGACGAAGAATCCTGTGCCAGTAATGCAAGGATCGAGCAATGGATGAGTATTAATGAACCTCACGACCTAGAGTGTCCATTCTGTCATTCGCCAATGCACAAGATATACAGTTCAGTAGGGATCAGCTTTAAGGGGTCAGGGTTCTACAGTACGGACAATCGATGAAGCTGTTAGACCTATTCTGCGGAGCAGGCGGAGCGTCAGAAGGTTATGCTAGGGCTGGATTTGAGGTCACTGGGATCGATGTCAAGCATGGCAAGCGATACCCTCACACTTACATTCGAGGCGACGTTAGAGATTACATAGATGTTGAATATCTAAGACAGTTTGACGTAATTGCAGCAAGCCCACCATGTCAGACATTCAGTGCGACGAAACACCTACGCAATGCACAGGGTAAATCAACGAGCAAGGTAAACATGATTCCAGAGGTAAGAGATGCGCTTATCGCATCGGGCAAGCCTTATGTCATTGAGAACGTACCCAACTCACCTTTAATCAACCCTATTCAGCTATGTGGCTCAGGCTTTGGCCTTAAAGTGCGTAGGCATAGGATATTTGAGTCGAATGTGCCGCTCGTGGGCAATGATTGCAATCATAAGGTTCAAGGCAAGCCAGTGGGAATCTATGGATCAATGAGAGACGAGATCCCAAACGGCGGTCACACAGCTAAGACAATGGCTGAGGCTAACGAGGCGATGGGTATTGATTGGATGATATGGGGCGAATTAGTAGAATCAATTCCGCCAGCTTATACAGAATATATTGGTAAGCAGTTGCGACACGCGTCTGAACAGGACTTATACAATGGTAATTGACACGCATGGTACTCTCAGGGCTAGAGCCCATCAGGGGCTCAACGCGAGCCCGATAGGGCTAGCTCGCGTGGTAGCACTCGCTATTGGGATATCTCTATCTATAGCTACGCCCCTAGATGCACAGGCGTCAGACCTTGCAA